TGGGGAGTCGATGGTTTTTGGGGTTCAAACATTTGAGGGTTCAACTTTTGGGAGGCTGTCATGACTCGTGGTGGTTCTCGTAACAGGTCTGGGCCTCAGAAGGATCCGGAGTCGTTGACTTCCGCGGTTCAGGGTGTGGTGTTTCATGCTTTGCCGCCGGAGGGTTATGCCGGCTTGGTTCCCGACTTCCCTTTGCCTGGGTTGAGCGACCGTGAGGCTAAGGTTTGGGGTTCGTTGTGGCGGACTCCGCAGGCTGCTGCTTGGTCTGCTGAGCCTTGGCGGTGGCGGATTGTGGCGATGTATGTTCGCTGGTCGGTTCGTATGGAGGATGTTGAGGCGAACGCTGCTTTGGTGTCTCAGGTGATTCGGCTTGGGGATCAGATTGGTTTGACGCCGGCTGGTCTTCGTGAGAATGGCTGGAAGATTGCGCCGTCTGAGGGTGATCTGAAGGCTACTGGTACGGCTGGTAAGGCCCGTTCTTCGTCGCGTGCCCGTCTAAAGGTTGTGGGGAATGACGGATGAGTTCACGATTGCGTTTCCTGCTGGGCAGACTCTAGGGTTTTTGGGCGCGGATTGGATCGAGCAGCATTGTTCGGTGCCTGATGGTTACGACAAGGGCACGCCGTTTATCCCGTCTGATTGGCAGTTGCAGATCATTGCTAACCATTATCGGGTGAAGCGTGATGCTAAGTGGATTCCCGCGCGTCCGGTGTTGGCGCCTGCGTTCACTTACCGTCGCTCGCAGGTGGTTGCGCCTCAGAAGACGGGCAAGGGCCCTTTATCTGCGGCTATTACATGCTTTGAGGCTGTGGGCCCGTGTATTTTCGGCGGCTGGGCTGAGGGTGGCGAGGTTTACGACTGCCGCGATGGCGGTTGTGGGTGCGGGTTCGTGTATGAGTATGAGCCTGGCGATGCGATGGGTATCCCCCGGAAGACGTCGCTTATCCAGCTTGTGGCCACTTCGGAAGAGCAGGTCGATAACGTGTACCGGCCTTTGCAGGCGATGGTCCGCAGCGGGCCGCTGGACGAGATTATGAAGACTGGTGAGCAGTTTGTGCGGCTTCCTGAGAACGGGAAGATCGAGGCTGTCACTAGCTCGGCTATGTCGCGTCTGGGTAACCCGATTAACTTTGCGAACTTTGATGAGTCTGGCATTTACACGGAGCAGAACAAGATGGTTCGTGTTCAGCAAACGATGCAGCGTGGTCTTGCTGGCATGGCGGGTCGGTCTATTGAGTGGACGAACCCGTGGAATCCGGCTGAGAACAGTTCTGCGCAGCGGACTTTTGAGTCTAAAGCTACTGACATTTACCGCTTTTACCGGAAGCCGCCGGCTGATTTGTCCTATAAGAACAAGGCTGACCGTCACAAGATCCATAAGTACGTGTATGCGGGTTCTCCGTGGGTTGATTTGAACGCTATTGAGGCTGAGGCTGCGGAGCTTATGGAAACGGACCCGTCACAGGCGGAACGCTTCTATGGGAACCGGATTGTGCACGGTCTTGGTGCTTGGTTGAAGGATGGTTTGTGGGATGGCGCTTACGCAGGAAATGGTGTGGCTGCCTAACCCGGAACCTGGTTCTTTGGTCTGTCTCGGGTTCGACGGTTCCGAAAGCGACGACTTCACCGCTATTCAGGGTGAGACGTTGGACGGCTTAACGTTCACGCCACGCTACGGGCCGGATGACCGGCCTACGGTGTGGAATCCGGCTGAGTGGGACGGCTCTATCCCCCGCGGTGAGGTTCACGCTGCCGTCGATGAACTGATGGAACGGTACACGGTTGCCCGGATGTACTGCGACCCGCAGGACTGGTATTCGGAGATTGGTGATTGGGCTCTGAAGTACGGTGACGAGCACGTTTTCGAGTGGCCCACGAACCAGGTTAGCCGTATGTTTCCGGAGATTCGCCGGTTTGAGATTGATTTGGCGCAGGGTCGGACCACTCATGATGGTTGCCCGATTGCTGCGGTCCATGCGGCGAACGCTAAGAAGATCGCTAAGCCTGGTCAGAAGTACATCCTTGGGAAGCCGGCGCAGCATCAGAAGATCGACGCGATTATGGCCCGGATCCTTGCTCATACTGCCGCGGCTGACGCTCATGAGGCGGGTTGGGGCGAGGTTCAAGACAATCGAATGTTTGTGTTTCGTTAGGAAGGGGCCATTGTGGCTTTGACGCCGGAAATTGCAGCCCTTTTCAAGGCTCACACTGAGCAGGCTAGCGCGAATGCGAAGTCTGATGAGTTGATGCTGAAGTATTACAAGGGTAAGCAGACTCTTACTCATATTGGGTTGGCTGTTCCGCCTGAGCTGCGTCAGTTTGAGGCTGTTCTGAACTGGAACCGGGTTGCTGTTGATTCGGTGGCTGTCCGGCAGAAGGTGAAGTCTTTCATTCTTCCTGGTGAGGCTGAGTCTGCGACTGTATTGCGTGAGCATTGGGACGCGAACAACCTTGATTCCGAGTCGGCACTGTTGCATAAGGACAAGCTCATTTATGGGCGGGCTTTCGCGTGCATTGGTTCTAACCCGGACGATCCTACGCACCCGCTGGTTACGGTTGAGTCTCCGCGGGAGATGACTGCGTTGGTGGATCCGCGTACCCGGCGTATCAGTTCTGCGTTGCGTTTGTACGGTGTGACGGCGGATAAGCCTGAGCCCACACTGGCGACCCTGTATCTTCCTAATTCGACTGCTTGGTATGAGCAGGTTGATAAGGAGTGGCAGGAAATCGACCGGGACGATCACAATCTTGGCCGTGTTCCTATTGTGATGTTCCTGAACCGGCGCCTTACGGGTGAGTGGTCGGGCGAGTCGGAGATGACTGACGTTATCCCCCACGTTGACATTGTTGGGCGGCAGCTGACCAACATGCAGGTTGCTGCTGAGACTATCGCTATCCCTAAGCGGTGGGTTGTTGGCATGTCTAAGGGCGATTTCGTTGACGGTAAAGGTGCGCCGATCCCGGTTTGGGAGTCGTACATGGGTGCGATCTGGGCGAACGGAAACAAGGACGCCAAGGTCGGCCAGTTCGACGCCGCGGACCTGAAGAACTTCCACGACACGATCAAGATGGAAGCCGAAGCCGTTGCGTCTGTCACTGGTTTGCCTCTCCGTTATCTGGGCCAGAACAGTGTGAACCCGGCGGCTGAGGGCGCTATCCGCGCGGACGAGTCGCGGCTTGTCCTGAATGTTGAGGACAAGAACGCCAGTGATGGTGACGGCTGGGCTTGGGTGATGGGTGTTTGCGAGCGGTTCCGCACGGGCGACTGGCCGGCGGCTAACCAGATCAAGACTGAATGGTTCGATGCTGGCACCCCGACGTTCGCTCAGAAGGCCGATGCGCTTACGAAACTGCATGGTGGCGGCGCGGTGCTGTCCCGTAAGGGTGTGTGGACTGAGATGGGCTGGTCTGATGCCCGTATGGCGCAGGAGCAGGAAAACTTTGACGCTGAGATGAATGACCCGTACCTGTCCCTGTTGAACGCGAAGGATTCTAATGCAACTGTTGCAGACGGTTCCGCAAGCGGCGATCAGGTACTCGCGGGACCAGCGGTTGGAGATTCAGGCGGCGTTAGCGGCGGTTAGCCGGTTGTGGTCTGGGATGGGCACGGATTTTGATGCGTCGTATGCCCGGATCGAGCCGGCTCTGCTCAGTGTGTTGTTCTCGGCTCAGGAGCGGGTTGCCTCGGGGGCTCTGGCGTATGTGCCGGATGTCCTCGGGGAATCTGCTGGGGATCCTGATTATGTCTCTGAGGGTTCCCGGTTTGTCGGTGTTGCTGGTGACGGTTTGCCTGTTGCGTCGATGGCTTATGGGTCTGTGGTTCGGGCTAAGGCTGCTGTTGCTTCGGGGATGAGTCCGGGGTTCGCGTTGGAGTCGGCGGGTAAGTTCTTGTCGGTTTCTTCGGGGACGTTGCTGTCTGATACTGGGCGTTCTGCTGAGAAGGTTTCTGGTGGCGCTCATCGGGTGCGGACGTGGACGCGGATGCTTAACCCGCCCTCGTGCGGTCGGTGTGTGATCTTAGCGGGGAAGCGCTCGTATCATTCGGAGGCGTTCAACCGTCACCCTGGATGCGACTGCCGCAACGTTCCGTCCACTGAAGACACTGGCGATGATGCGCGGACGGATCCGCACGCTTACCTGTCGGAGTTGTCCGAGGCTGAGCAGGACCAGGCCCTTGGGTCTAAGGCTAACGGGCAAGCGTTCCGTGATGGCGCGGACATGAACCAGTTAATTAACGCTTACAGGCGTTCTGGTGCGGTCAGGCCGGCGCAGGTTCATGGTGTGGGTATCAAGTACACCCGTGAGGGTACGACGCGTCGCGGTCACGCTTACTGGCAGATGTCGCAGGCGCAGTACGTCAAGGAGCAGGGCATTTTTAAGGACGGGTCGAAGTATTACCGGCTGAAGTCCCCTCGCCTTATGCCTGAGTCCATTTACAAGGTCGCTAAAGACCATGAGGACGCTAAGCGTCTTCTGAAACTGTACGGCTGGGTTGTCTAGTCCGTACTCCCTATTTCTCCCCCATGCGCGATGCTTCGGGGGTTTTTCCATCCGCGACGGAGGACAAACTATGTCGGAAGAAACAACCACTACTGCCCCTGCTGAGAATGTGGAGGCTGTTAGTCAGGAACCTGTGGAGACGCTGGGTGAGGGTGGCGTTAAGGCGTTGCAGGCTGAGCGCGATGCTCGGAAAGCGGCGGATAAGACCATTGCTGAACTCACCGCGAAGCTTCAGGGCATCGAAGACGCGAAACTCTCGGACATCGAACGCGCCAATAAGGCGGCGGCTGATGCCGCTGCGGAACTGGCGTCGCTCCGTAAGGATCACGCACGCAGCCAGGTCGCTCTCATGAAGGGCGTACCGGCGGACATGATCGAGTTCCTGACTGGCGAGACGGAGGAAGATATGGCCGCGAAGGCCGACAAACTCCTGGCCCGGTTGAACACTCCCGGCACCCCGAAGCCTGACCCTTCCCAAGGGGCTAGTGGTCAGGCGCACGCGCTCAATGGCGACCCGCTGTTGGATGCGCTTACAAGCAAACTCGGCATCCGTAAATAGGCTGCCCACTTTCCTTTAGGAGAACGTTATGGCGATTACCGCCGCAACCAAACTCTCGGACTTTTCCGGTTTCCTGAACCGTGACCAGTCTGCGGCTATCTTTGAGCAGGCTGCCAAGATTTCTGTGGTTCAGCAGCTCGCCCCGCGTGTTCCGCTCGGCATCAACGGCCAGTCGATCCCGGTTGTTACCGGCAAGGTTCAGGCCGGCTGGGTCGCTGAAGGTGCGCAGAAGCCTGCGTCCAAGGGCTCGATGGCTCTCAAGACAATGGACCCGAAGAAGATTGCCGCTATCGCGGTTGTCTCCGCTGAAGTCCTGCGTGCTAACCCCGGCGGTTATGTGGACCTGATTCGTCCGCAGATCGCTGAGGCTTTCGCTACCGCGTTCGACGCCGCTGCCATGTACGGCACTTCCTCGCCGTTCGCCACCAACCTTGCCACGGGCTCTTCGGTTCAGGAGTTCACCGGCACCACGCCCGCGTTCACTGATGTTTACGGTGACCTGAACGCCGGCCTGTCCACGCTGGTTAACGCTGGCAAGAAGCTGACCGGCTTCGCGTTCGACAACCGCTTCGAGCCCGTCCTGAACGGTTCCAAGGACACGGCTAACCGCCCGCTGTTCGTTGAGTCGCCGTTCACTGAGACTGCCGGCCCCGTCCGACAGGGTCGCCTCCTGGGTCGCCCGGCTTACATCGGTGATGGTATCTACGACGCCACCACGAAGACCTATGGTTTCGCTGGTGACTGGTCGCAGGCTGCTTGGGGTGCTGTTGGGGAAATCTCCTACAACGTCTCCACCGAGGCCACCGTGACCATCAACGGTGTTCTGACCTCCCTCTGGGAGAACAACCTGGTTGCGATCCTGGCTGAAGCTGAATATGGCTTCCTGGTTAATGACGCTGCGAGTTTCGTACGTTACGCAAATAACGCCTGATAAATCCGGCGGATCTCACGTAGTCTAACTCTGTTAAACTGGTAGTAGCAAAACTACTGGGGAGGCAGAGTTGGGGAACGTAAGAAGTCGAGAGCGCATCACCAAGCCGTGCGACCACTGCGGGGCTCCCGTGACGCGGCTGAAATCAGCGGACGCGCCTAGGTTCTATTGCAACCACCGGTGCTACTCAGTGTCTAAGCGGAGGTCCGAGAGGGCGCGGGAGATAAACGCCGAACGCTACCCGGACTCCCGCCGGTCGGTGCCTTGCCTCAGATGCGGGACTATCGTGACCAAAGCGCAGAGCCAGTACAGCGAGAGTACGTTTTGCGGTCGCGCTTGCATGTATGCCTATCGGCGTGAATCGGGCAAGCGTTACACCAACTCATCCGGCTACGTGGTGGTTGGAGTTCCCGCAGACTATCCAGGCGCAAAAACGAATGGAAAGTACGGGCAGATTCTTGAACACCGCAAGGTGATGCAGGACATTCTCGGGCGCCCACTTTTGGACGCTGAGAACGTCCATCACAAGAACGGCATCCGCTCTGACAATCGACCCGAGAACTTGGAACTTTGGTCCCGTTCGCAGCCTTCGGGGCAGCGGGTTGAGGACAAGGTTGCGTGGGCTCGGGAGATGCTAGCAACTTACGGGGATTTGTTCCCAGAAAAGGAGTAGCCGCATGGCTGCACGTAGGAATACTGAGGAATCGCCGGTCGTAACGACTGACGACCTCATGAAGGTAGCTGAGCCGGTAGCCGAGGGTTACACGGTGGTTCTTGGCCCTTCCGGTCACGAGTCTACGGTGCCTGACAGCATCGTTGAGACGCTGCTGGATTCCGGCTACACACGCAAGTAAGGGGAGGGTGCGGTTATGGCTTACACGACTGTGAATGATGTTGAGGTTCGCGGTAACCGCACCTTCACCGCGGGCGAGTCCGCTCAGGTGTCTGCGTGGGTGGATGATCTTGAGGCGGATATTCTCGAGCGGATCCCGACGCTTGAGGCGCTGATTCTGGCTGGGCGCCCGACTGTGGCGACGATCAAGCGGGTTGTGGCTGGTGCGATCATCCGGAAGTTGGACAACCCGAAGGGTTTGAAGTCGCGGACGGTTGCGATTGACGACTATTCCACGACTGAGGTTGCGGATTCGTCTAACTCGGCGGGCTGGTTGGGGCTCACGGATGATGAGTGGAACCTGTTGCTGCCTGGGTCTTCTGGTGAGGCGTTCACTATCAGGATGGCTTACTCGTGAGCGCGGCTGATGCGATTTGGGCTGGCCGTCAGGCTGCTGAGTCGTTGATGGTTGATGTGTGTGTGGTGGATCGGCAGTCGGGTGAGTCTACGGATTACCAGACTGGCAACGTCACCCCAACGTACTCCCTTGTTTATTCGGGGCCTTGTAAGGTTCAGGCGACTATTAGCCAGTCGAAGAACCCGGAAGCTGGTGAGCATCAGTTCACGGTGCAGGAGTATCGGGTGGATGTGCCTGTTGCGGCGGGGCCTCTTGGTGTTGGGGATCGGGTGACGGTCACTTCTGCGGCTAATGATCTGTTCCTTGATGGTCGGGTGTATCGGGTTGTGGAGTTGTTTCATAAGTCGTTTGCTACGGCGCAGCGGTGCAGGGTTGAGGAAGTGGTTGCATGAGTGTGGACGCTTCCGAACTGGACGGACTTGCCCGTGACTTGACGAAGATCCCCGCGGATATGGTTCCGAAGATCAAGGGTGTTGTTGCTAAGTCTGCGTTGAACACGAAGAACATCATGCGTTCGGATGCCCGGAGTAGTCGGCACTTTAAGCAGCTAGCGCCAACGATCAGTTATGACCTCAAGGTTCATTCTTTCGGTGGTGACGGTGTGATTGAGGCTGAGGTGGGCCCGTCTGGTGGGGGCCCTGCTTCGTTGGCTGGTATCGCGTATTTCGGTACGTCGAAGGCTGGTGGCGGTACGGTTCGTAATCCGGAGGATGCGATGCTCGAGGAAGCGCCGAACTTTTACGAGTTCGCGTTTAGGGCGACGGAGGGGCTGCTGTGAGTGTGGTTTTTGCTGATCCGCCGCCGGGGAATGTGGGCGAGCATTACAGGGCTGTGGGCAACCTTGTCCCTGTTGGTTTGACCGTCTATTACGGAGGCGTTCCCACGCAGCCTACTTACCCGTATGTGGTGTTGTGGGGTGACCTTGGCGACGAGGTTTCCGGGGACGCTAGCGGGGATGCCCTGGATGATGTGGTGCGAGGCTTGTCGTTGCGGATCCGTGCTACGTGCGTGGCGGCTAACTGGGATTCGCTCTTGATCACTGTTGGCAGGGTCCGGGGCGCACTAAACCGGGTGAAACCGTATGTGGCGAACTGGTCCCCGTCGAAACTGAAACAGTCGGCTTTGTTGGATGCGCAGCCGGATTCTGATGTAACAATCCCTGGCACCACCAACCATCCTTACTACGCGGTGGACGAATACGCGCTCGTTTCCGAACGAACCGCCTAACACTCTTTAAGCGCTCCGTGGTGGGCGCTTTTTCATGCCCTCTTGGAGGTACTTTCATGGCGCTCATTGATGCGTACAACAAGGAAACAGGTCAGAAGCAGGTTATTCCTGAGCACTGGCTGACTGAGAAACACCCGGCTTTCGGCGTGTTCGCTAAGACCCCTCGCCAGAAGGCGAAGGAAAACCCTAAACCGGCCACGCCGGAAGCTAAGGAGGCCTAGTAATGGCTCGTGTACTTGCTGACGGCAAGACCAAACTGACTATTCTGACCACTGCACCGGCGGACCCGGCTGCCCCGACTGCGACTGAGCTGAACGCTGGCATTGACGCGTCTTGCAACGTGCTCGCCTCGGACTTCAACTGGTCGGCTGCGGACTCGGACAAGATCGCTGAGAAGGCCCTGTGCGACGTTGGTAACAGCAACGCTATTGGCGCGTCGAACTACTCGACCGGCTTCACGCTGTGGCGTTATTACGCTACGGCTGGCGGCGTGGATGCTACGGCTGATGCCGCTTTTGCTGCGCTGAAGGAGAAGGGCACGACCGTTTGGGTTTACGCCCGCGAGTCCGACAAGGACGCCACCGAGGCTTGGGCCGCGGCGGATGAGATTTACCTTGGCGGCGAGGTTATCACTGACACTCCGCAGCGCCTTGACGGCACAGGTTTCGTGAAGCGTCGCATTCCCCTGGAAATGCAGCGCGGCTACGACCAGATCGAAGTCGCTGCCGGCGCCTAGTTAGACCGGTTGGCGGGGCGTAAATTCAGGCTCCGCCCCGCCAACCTCCCAACACTTGAGCCTGGACCACAATACTTAGGAGCCTGAAACTCTATGTCTGATTTGAACCCTGAGACTTTTGACCTCGATGCATGGTTGGCGGATGCGGAACGGCCTGAGCATGCCGTTACCGTGTATCAGAAGGCTGGTCTGATCGCTGATCTTGATGTGCTTGCCGCGAAGATTGAGAACGCGGATGGGGATGATGAGGTGGATGGCCCGAGTATGGGCGGTGGCACGGGTAAGCTACGTGCCGAGTATGAGGCACTGGCTAAGCAGTTCCATGATTCCGCGCTGACGGTGCGGGTCCAGTCGCTCACTAAGGATGAGCAGAAGGCCATCCTTGAAGAGAACAAGGATCTGGACGCTACGGCGCTCGGGTTCGTTGTTCTGTCCCGCGCTCTAGTGCATCCCGTCGCTTCGCCCGATCAGTTGCGGAAACTGAACAAGGTTATCGGTGACGCGCAGTTCAATCGGATCCTTCAGGCGTTCTACCAGGCGTGCGGTGAGATGCCTGTTGTGAGCGCTGATTTTTTGCCGAGGTCCTCTGGTCGGGAAACCACGGAAGGGTAGTCGCGGCGCTAAAGACCGCTGAACGGTTTCAGCGCCCACCTTCCGCGTACCTTGGCGGGTTTGAGTGGGGCGAGAAAGACCATCTGCTCACGTTTTCTTACACCCTATATTTGGCGGGCATGTGCTCGTGTGGGCATCCGGCGAAGTTCTGTCAGCACCCTGATAACGATGGCTGGTTCGAGGCGACAACCGTTATTTGTAATGCGCAGGCGGAAATTGACCGCATAACCGGCGAAGAAAAGTATAAGCGGGAACCAGGCGAACGGTTTCTGACTAACTATGTCCGTCCCGCGGATAAACCTTTACGGTCGCTGACGCCAGATAGCTAGTCCGACTATCGCGGTAATGAATCCCGCCACGGCAACAAGCGCCGAGAACCCACTTAGAGCTGGATTCCCGTTCTCACCACCAGCGAATAGTGCTATTGCGATGCCGAATACGAGCATCCCTGCGCCGGTCTTCATGACGTTAGCGCCGCGTTTCTTGGTGTCCCCCACATTTTCAGTCATTGGCTAATTATGCCATGCACCCCGCTTCTTTAAAACCCTTGGAGGGCTCGTGGCAGAACGCAGAGTATCGGTTCGGTTTAGTGCCGAAATTCAGGGCTTCCGGGCTGCGATGGCTGAGGCCGCGGCAGCCACGCGGCGTGTCAGCCAAGCATCGCAGCAGGCCAGTGCAGCCGCGGATACTCACTTGGGGCGTCTGGTTCAGTCGGCTACTCAGAACCGTGACGCCTGGGAAACTTCAGGCAAGGTTGTTGCGGGGTTCGGCGCGGCGACCGTCGCTGGCGTTGGCTTGGCGGTCAAGGCTTACGCGGATTTCGATAAGCAGATGTCTTCGGTCAAGGCGGCCACTCATGAGACTGCCGGGAACATGGATTTGCTGCGTGAGGCTGCGATCACTGCCGGCGCTGATACTTCGTTCTCTGCGGGTGAGGCTGCGCAGGGCATTGAGGAACTGGCCAAGGCTGGCGTAACCACGAAGGACATTCTCGCAGGCGGACTGAAGGGTTCACTGGACCTCGCGGCGGCTGGCGCGCTGTCGGTTGGCGAAGCTGCTGAGTTGTCTGCAACAGCGATGACTATCTTCGGCAAGAACATCGAGGATAAAGGAAAGCTTGCAGTTCACGTTGCTGACTTGCTTGCCGCTGGCGCTGGTAAAGCTCAGGGTTCAGTCCAGGATCTGGGCGCCGCTCTCAATCAGTCCGCTCTTGTAGCTGAATCTACGGGCCTGAGCATTGAAGAAACTACCGGTGCGCTGGCTGCGTTTGCTAATTCAGGCTTGGTTGGTTCTGATGCGGGTACGTCGTTCAAGACGATGCTGATGTCACTGAATCCCAATAGCGCCGCTGCGGCCTCTCTGATGAACGAGTTGGGCATCAAAGCGTATGACGCGCAGGGCAAGTTCATTGGCATGTCAGAGTATGCGGGTGTTCTTCAGGAAAAGCTCAAGGGCATGTCTGATGAGCAGCGTAACGCCACGCTGAAGACACTGTTCGGCTCTGATGCTGTGCGCGCCGCGAACATTCTGTACGAGCAGGGCGCTGCCGGTATCGAGAAGTGGGAAGGCGCTGTAAACGACGCTGGCTACGCGGCTCAAACAGCAGCCATGATGCAGGACAACCTGGCTGGCGATATTGAGAAGCTTGGCGGCTCTATCGATACCGTGTTCCTCAAGTCGGGTTCGGGTGCGAATGACTTCCTGCGTGGTCTAGTTTCGGGTGCTGAGGATCTGGTTGATGCTATCGGCAAGATCCCCGCGCCGATCCTGTCTGCTGGTGCCGGGATTGCTGGTGTTGTTGGTGTTGCAGCTTTGGGTGCGGGCGCCTTCCTGAATCTGACGCCGAAAGTGTTGGATGCTATGGAGGCGTTCAACAGGTTGGCGCCTGCTGGTGGCCGCGCTCGTGGTGCGCTGGTTGCCGTTGGCAAGGCGGCAGGTGTTGCCGGCGGAATCGCAGCAGTTGTAACCGTTTTGGCTAAGCTGGCCGAAGCGGATTACATGTCCAAGATCGACACCGGCTTGGGTAAGGTCGCTGACGCTCTCGCTGATGTGGCCAGGGATTCCCCTGGTGCTTCCGCGGCGCTTGATGGGTTGTTCAAGGACCGTGATGGCGGCGACTTGATCCGCGATGTCACTGACATTGAATCGGCCATTAAGCGGACGTTTAACCGTGACTGGCAGCAGCAATTCAATGACTGGGGCGAGTCACTGGTTAGCGGGATTACCGGGGTGCAGGGTTCTTCACAGATCCTTGCTGGCTCGTTTGACCGGCTTGACCAGGGCCTTGCGGGCCTCGTTTCGGGCGGGCGCACGAAGGACGCTGAGACTGCGTTTAACCAGATCAAGGAAGCCGCGGATGCGCAGGGCGTATCTGTTGATGATCTGAAAGAGAAGTTCCCCGAGTATCAGGATGCTCTTGCTGCGGCTTCTGCCGAGTCTAAGAATGCGGCGGCTGACAGTACCGCCGCGGCTACCGCCATTACGTCGACAGGTGAGGCCGCTTCCGGAGCCGCTCCACTGACCGAGGAAGTATCCAAGGCTCTCGAGGATATAGGCGTGAGCGCTGACGGCACGGTGAGTAACCTGGCTAAGTTCGCGGAGGCGCTAATTAACGCCGGGTTGTTGCAACTCTCGGCGCGTGATGCTGCCAGGAACTTTCAGGCTGCGATTGATGGCGTGGATGCGGCGATCAAGGAGAACGGGACCAGTCTCGACATTCACACTGAGAAGGGCCGCGCTAATCAGGCTGCTCTTGATGCTGTGGCTAGCGCTGGCTTGAATGTTGTGAAGTCCAACGCCGCGAACGGCGAGAGTCAGAAGACGTTGCAGGGCAACCTGCGGACAACTTATGACAACCTGGTCGCTTCTGCTGGCCAGTTTGGGGTCACTGGCGGCGCGGCGGACTCCCTTGCGAGGAAGGTTCTCGGCATCCCGCCGAAGGCCAACATTGATACGTGGATGTCTACGGCTGCTAAGCAGATGGCTGAGCAGACCACTGGGGCCATTAACAACATTCCGAGGAATGTTGTGGTGAACACGACCTACAACGAGACGACGATTCAGCGGGTTATTCGCCAGTTGTCTGGCGACACGGGAGCCCCCGTTGGTGCTGGGACCGTCCTTGCCCCTAAGAAGGCGAAGGGTGGGCGTATCCCCGGTTTCGATACGGGCGGGCGCCTGCCCATGTCTGGACCAGGCACGGACACGGTTGATGGGATCCTTGGCGTTTCCAGCTTGACTGGCGCGCCTACTGCGTTTGTTGATGCTGGCGAGTGGGTGATTAACCGCCGTTCTTCGGATAGGTATGACCGGGTTCTTGCTGCGATCAATGCTGGCACGTATCCGGCGTATGCGGATGGCGGACGCGTTGGCACCTCGAGCGGATCCGCGATGGTCGTTCACAACCACTACCACATCGACGCCAAACCAGGGCTCGCGTACCAGTACGGGCTGGACATCGCTAAGCAGACAGCGCAAACGACCCGTGACCTACAAAAAGCCTATGGCGATTAGGAGCTATTAGTGGCCGCGCAGCTTGTCTACGGACTCCCTTTCACCCCTACACCGACACCAGGCCCTGATTGGCAGGGGATGTTGATGACGTGGACGGGTTGGGATGGTTCGGTTTGGACGCTTTCGGATAGGTCTGCGGGTGCTCTGCTTTTGGCTGGTACTCGCGGGCTGACGTTGCCGCCCACGCGGCGGATTGTTGATACGTCTCCTGCCGTGGCTGGCTCTCTTCATCGGGGGTCGGTCACGGAGGAGCGTGAGGTGTTTTGGCCGATCAAGATTTTTCATGGTGATGGGGCTCTTGCTTGGGTTGCGCGTGACCGGGCGTTTCGGCGGACTTTGGATCCTGATAGGCCGGGTGTTTGGGCGGTTACGCAGCCGTCTGGTGAGACTCGCCGGCTGACTTGTTATTTCGATAATGAGGGTAATCACGAGTTTGACACTCTGCCGTCTCTGACGGGTTGGGCTCGGTACGCGATCACGCTCTACGCTGAGCAGCCCTATTGGGTTGGTGAGCCAATAGTGAACTCGTTCAAGGCGCCGGAACCCCCGGCGCCTTTCTTTGAGCCCACCGGGCCGCAGGTTGTGAACATCGCCTCTGCCTATTCGGTGGAGAACGCGACCATTGACAACCCCGGCGATGTCGAGTCGTACCCGCGCTGGTTCATTGACGGGGAAACGGTAACCGCTTCGGTGGGTATCGGTTCCCTGCTTGTCGATGTTCCGTTCACGGTGCCGGCGGATAAGTGCCTGGTGATCGAGTCCGACCCCGTTGATATTGGGGCGACCATGTACGACATTGCACCGAGTGCCGCTGGTAAGAAGCCGTCTCAGCGGATCGTTGGCGTTGACTTGATCAACCCTGTTGACCGCACGGCGGACCTTGGTGAGGCCGACTTTGGGGCTATCCCGCCCGGCCAGTCAGTGCCGTTGTCTCTGACCGTGAACGGTACTGGGATGGTTGAGTGCTACCTGCCCACCCTTTGGAGGGCGGCATGGTAGCGCCGGCACTTTTCCGCATCAGTGTTTATAACGGTGACCGGGTGTTTCAGTGTCAGATCGGGTCGCCCAGTGAACTGAAGGTGACCGTCCGGCATAACCTGCCCGGCACTCTGACTATGACTGTCCCTCTGAGTCACAGGCGCGCCCTGGTGCTGCTCGAGCCTAAGACCAGGCTTGTTGTCCTGTTCCGTGGCGAGCACCTGATTAGTGGGCCGATCACTGAGAAGGAAATCGGAACGGATGGTGTGGCCGGGACTTTGACTGTCACGGTTGAGGATGACCTTCGCGTCTTGAAGGAAATCCTTGGATGGCAGGTTCCCGCTGCGGCTATCAGCGCGCAGGGTACCGCGGAGTTCCGGAAGTACACGGGCAACGCTGAAGGCATTGTTAAGGTCGCGGTCACTGAGAACGGCGTGAACCGGCTTGGTATCCCCGGCCTGACAACGGCTACTAACCTCGCCCGCGGGGTGAGTGTTCCGGGCGGTTTGTCGTACCGTATGCACCCACTCGCGGACCTACTGTTCCCTGCGGTGGCGACTGCCGGCTTGGGTGTGACTGTGAAGCAGGACGGCACGAGCCTGGTTCTGGATGTTCACGAGCCCGTCACTTATGGCCGGACGCTCTCAGTTGATGGCCGGACGTTGAAGAACGTGCAGATGGTCAGCGCCCGCCCTAAAGCCTCTAGGGCTGTTGTGGGCGGCGCGGGTGAGGGCAGGGACCGTTACTTCCGGGTTGTCACAGACACGGCAAGGGAAGCTATCTACGGGTTCTGTGGCGAGGTCTTCGTGGACGCTGCGTCTACGGGCTCGGATTACACGAAGCTACTCAAGGACACGGCAGACGCTGCCAAGGATCTTAAGGACGCCAACAACGACCTAACCAAGGCTGACAACGCTTTGGACGCCGCGAACATGGCCTATGAAAACGCGGATCAGGCGTACGACACTGCACTGGCGACCGGTACCAGTTCGCTGATTTCTAGCGCCACGTCACGCCGGAACACGGCCCAAAGCAAGGTCACCTCGAGGCTCGCGGACTACAACACCGCACTGGCTGACCGGAACACGAAACAAACCGCGTACAACACCCTGCTAGCTTCCCAGCCTGCCGCGCTTGCCGATTACCAGGCAGCAATGGACGAAGAAGGCAACAAAGCCCTGACCGAAAACGGCATCAGTAACGGCGTGGCAATCACCCTTGCTGAGGCCGGGATCTTCAAGTACGGGCCTGGCGGGTTCCATGTCGGGGACAAAGTTCCGATCAAGATCACGGATGACATCACTGTCACGGAAGTGATCAAGGAATGCACGATCCAGTGGGTTTCCACGAACCACGCCTCAGTCGATCCCGTGGTTGGCGATCGTTTGGACCAGCCGGAACGCATCACACAGAAACGACTTCAAGCCCTCGCTAGGGGCCAACGAGACATGAGGAATCGCTAATGGCCGTAACGTTCACTTCTAACGGGTACGACACCACAACTGGCAACCCGTACACGGAGGTTGCTTGGGCTGATGCTCACCCGTCCATTGGTTCGGCCCGGTACGGTGTGCGCTCCCCCTCCGATTGGAAAGTCAGTGCTGTTGCCGGGGCTGACCGGACGGTTTCGATCAACGCAGGCAGCGGGTTCGGACATGGCGTGACAGATAAAACTGTTGCGAACGAGACAATCCAGCTTGACCCGATAGCTTCAGGGTCGCGCTGGGATCTGATCGCTGTTCGTAGGGATTGGACCCCAACCGCTGGCGAATCTAAGTTCGTGAAGATCAATGGCGGCTCAACAATGGTTCTGCCCGGCGGTCGCCAGATTGGGCCCGGCAACATTGATGACCAGCCACTCGCGTTGGTAATGGTGACGGCGGGCCAGACGCAGCCGCAGCTTATCATCGACCTGCGGGTGTGGGCGGGGGATGGCGGTGGGCTTGTCGGCGCACATGATCTTGTCCGGTCCTACCTGAACTCCACGGGCACCCGCGTGAACATTTGGGGTCAGGACTGGATCCGGAACCTTGCAGATAATGATGTTCCGCAGTGGAAGCGGCTTGACCTCGCAGCAGCCACCAAAAACGGGCTGGTTTCCCCGGCGGGGTACTCCGTTGACGGGAACGTGTATGTCGAGCCGATGGATGGCCGTACACGGGTCACAGCCGATTTCACCATCAAGCGCACAGGTTCGTCGTTCACGGTGGGAAGTGACTTTACCGGGTTCGGCGCGATCCTCCCTGACGCTGCCCGCGGCGTTTCTCCTGATAAGTACTTTGCGGTTGCCATGTCTGGCGGGTCCGGGGGGAATAACATCCACGCAACGGTGTTCGTGAACACGTCCACTGGTGTGGTGATGATCCGCTCGCAGGACCCGTTCAGTTGGACAACGGGCGCCCTGTTCTCACTGAACTTCACTTACTTCATCTGACCGCTAACTAGACGGAGGACGCCAATGTGGACCCCCAGTTTATTGAACTTGTTAAGGCGTTGGTCGCGCCTGGCCTCACTGGCGGTGGCGTCCTCGGGTTCTACCTCCTGTATCGAAAGTTTGAAGCTGAGCGGGCGGCTTCCCTCCGCGAGGACAACAAAACTCTCCGGGAGCGGGAAAAGGAACTCGCTGATCGGCTTGATAAGGCCGAAGAGACCATTGACCAGTTACGTGCGAAACTCCGGGGTGAGCAGCCATGAGTCATATAGGTGTTGATAAGCGGTCGGAGTTCCCGCCCCGGTGGATGTTCTTTGTTCTTGGCCTGATGATCGTGGCTGGTGTTGGTTGGAATGCTTGGCTGATTCTTGCGGCGAATGCGGATAAGAACACGGCGCAGGCGAACAGCCAGACGTTAGCGCAGGACATCCAAAGGGTTTGCACTCAGCAGGGAAAGCTCCTGATTGATGACCGGGATTTGTGCGCGAAGGCTGAGGCTGTCCAGTCACAACCTACTGAGGTGTTGCCGGGACCGAAAGGTGACAAGGGTAACGATGGGGCGCCGGGGCCGAAGGGTTTACCTGGCGCTCAGGGGCCTAGTGGTCCTGCTGGCCCTGTTGGTCCTGTTGGGCCGAAGGGTGATCAGGGTATCCGCGGCCTGCTGGGTTTGGAAGGTACTGATGGGGAGCCGGGCACTGCTGGTGCTGCGGGCTCCCCGGGTCTTCCGGGCGCTGATGGCGCCCCCGGCCCGGCTGGTCCTGCCGGGCCTAGTGGCCCTCCCGGCCCTCCTGGTCCACAGGGTGAGCCTGGTCCTGCCGGCGCTGACTCTTCCACCCCCGGCCCGGCTGGCCCGCAAGGTGAGCCAGGTCCGGCTGGCGCTGACGGGCGCGGCATCGCCTCCGCCATGTGCGGTGAAGATGGCCGCTGGACGATCACCTACACGGACGGCACCGCATCAGACGGTGGCCAGTGCCGCACAACCATAGCCCCAGGAGTAACCCCATGATCAAGCCCGTCGACTATGAGACTAGTCAGAACTTCGGGGACAACCCGACGAGGAATCTGCCTGCGGATTCGTGGCTGATCCGGACGTTTGGTAATTATCAGCCGGACGGGCATACGGGTGTTGATTATCCGTGCCCGATTGGTACGCCGATCAGGGCGGTCACTTCGGGGACTGTCCTGCATGTGGGCTGGTTCGGTGGATCCTACGCTGACAACCCCTACTGGATCGCACCAGCGTTCGCCGGGTTCTGCTACGTCATCGACCACGGCGACTTCGTTGGCATCTACGCGCACGGTCAGGAAGGACAAGCCCGTGTGGCAGCGGGCGCACGAGTCGCTGAAGGGCAGATCATCGGCCTCTCAGGTAACACTGGCGGATCCACCGGCCCGCACCTTCACTTCGAGGTTCTACCTAACGGGTGGATCGTCAACTCCTACATGTACGGGCGCATCAACCCGACCTCGATCCTTGGCAGGATCACAACCCAATCAACAACCACGGCGCCTTTGAAAGGTTTCCTCATGGCCCTCTCTGATAAGCAGCAAGCAGACCTGTATAACCGGATCATCCGCTACATGGACGCGCCCGTGAGCGCGGTGCCTAAGAAGGTGTGGGGTATCCCGGTTCTTCGTGGTGGCAAGAAAATCTCTGCCCTTCAGGAGCTGGCGGATGCTAAGACCCTGATCGGGAAGCAGCAGGCCACCATCGACGCGCTCACCGCACTGGTCAAGGCTCAGGAGGTTACCAAGTGATCCAGGTTCTCACGTACACGAAGGCTGTTGCGGCGCTTCTCGGATCCATCGTCACGGCGCTGCTGGGTATTCTTCCCGCGGATGAGTACAAGTGGCTGGCTATCCTCGGCGTTATTGCAACCGCTGTTGCAACGTATGCGTTCCCGAACCAGCCGGCACTGGTGGTTGCCACGCACGCCATTGACCCGGTTGATGTTTCCTCCGAGGTTGAGCTTCCGCCCCTTGACGAACCCGGCCCGGACCACCGCGCCTAACAAACCAAGTCCACGCAGCGCCTCGAGGGGCGCTTTTTACGTTTAAAGGAGCGCCCACCCGTGGCATTCACATTCGACCCAATCTTCGCGGCGGACCCGAACAACCCCGCGAATGTCGCCAGTAACGCGGCAATCATCATCTCGGACCCGGACGACCCAGGCAACAGCCCGATCGCCATCACGGACCCGACCGGCTCGCCCCTGCCCAACCCGATCACCGTCAACAAGAACGGGTTCGGTTCCGCGTTCATGGCCGACATTGACCGTGTTGCCTGGTCCGGTGGCGGGTTCACCGGTTTCTTCACCTCATACGAGGGTTTGAAGGCCGTCGCTGTAGCGGCGCAGAACGACGCTGGCACGTCAGCGGCAGCCGCAGCGTCGTCCGCCGCGGCAGCCGTTGACGCAGCCGCACTCGTCGGAGCACCCGCAGACAGTGCTATCGCGGCAGCGATCAATGGCACTACAACAGAAACAAAAGCCGCGCTCTCGACAACCTATGCTGCCAAGTCAGTCGAAACGACAAAACTGGACATTGACGCGGCACCAGCGCTGATCAGTGAAACCATCGCGCAGGACGGGACCGTAACCGCAGCCGCAGCAGCGGCGGTAAATGGTGCGGCGGCTGGGCTTAGCCTCGTAAAAACATCAGACCCAGGCGTGCCCAACGCAATCACCGGCGACTACCTAGAGGAAGTCGTTGACCTCAGCGGCAGGGTCAGCGAACGAACCCTCACGGACGGCACCAAATACCTGCCCCGCGCCAAGGTGGACGCACTCACTCAGGGCGACACCACCCTTGGCCTCGCATCAATCGACGGATACCGGGTTGTGACCGTTGACACGAACGGGCGCATAGCCGAACCTGACGCGATGACACTGGACGGGCGCACCCCCTCATGGGTGTTGCAGAACTACGCCAAACGAACAGCCCAAGCCTTGCTGGGTATCGCCTGCTTCGGGGACTCCATGACGGAAGGAACCGGCGGGTCAGGCACCTCCTACCCTGGAACCCTGCAAACCCTCACCAGTGTTCCCGTATCAAACTACGGCACAATGGCCCAGATGAGCACGGAGGTGGCGCTCCGAACCGGCGGGCTCGACGTGTTCGTCACCGTCACGGGAGACACCATCCCGGCATCCGGGTCGGTGGCTGTGACAGCGGTCCTCCCGACCGGCACATGGCGCTCCGACTATGCATGGACGTTCTCAGGCTCGCTCGCAGGCATACCGGGAACGCTGAGCAAAGCGGTTGGCAACACCTGGACGTTCACCCGCGCCGCGGCAGGAACCGCCACCGCGTGCCCGCCTGAATCACGTTGGCAATCAGCGCGCACCCCGGCACCACTCGTCGGACGCATCTACTGGGCCGGCAGGAACAACCCGGACGTGGTGATCAACGCCCGTGACGCCCGCGCCGTTGTCACCGCCGCCCGCAGGGTGAACGCGCCGATCCTCGTCATGTCCGTGTGCAACGACTCATCCGAGACCGTTGGGACTGCCGGTTACAACACCATCGCCGCCGTGAACACTGAGCTGGAAAAGGTTGCCGGCAGCGACTACTTCGACCTCCGCGGATGGCTCATCCGCCGCGGGCTGGCTGAGGCCGGGATCACCCCGACAACCCAAGACAACACCGACATCACCAACGATGTGATCCCCTCATCGTTGCGATCCGACCCCACGCACCTGAACGCGGCAGGTTACGCCGCAGTAGGGCGCAGACTGTACCGACTCCTCACCGATAAAGGATGGCTCTAGAAATGGCTATGCTCCGTAGAACCCTGTCCGGCGTTTTCCAGAACGCCTCGGACCTCCCGCTTGCCGTCAATAGCCTTCCGGTGTCAGGCGCGTCCCGCAGGTTTGTGGCGTCGGTCGCCCCGGTCGCCAACGATCAGCCGGTCCTCGCACTGCCAAACCTCGGCACCCGCTCCGGTGACCTCACTGCCGCGAACAGCAGCACGGCGCCGCTCAGGAAGTTCGCGTCCGGACGGACCTACCTTCAGTTTGACGGCACGGACGACGTTCTCACCTGCGCCAACTCGGACGCCACAGCGATCGGTACTGGCGTGTTCACGACTTATGTTGTGGGCCGTTACCGGTCCTTGCCCACAAGCGGACACTACTGGCCGATCATTGACCTGCAAGGCGGCGGCGGCTTCGGCTTCACCACACAGGGCGCAAACATGATGATGTACCGCGGATCCCTCTTCACCACAACCACCGCCACAGATACTAACTGGCATGTGTTCATCGGTGTCTTCAACGGGGCATCGTCCGTGTTCAAGCGTGACAATGGCACCGAACAAACAGGCAACCCTGGCGCGGAGGCTATCTCGACGCTGAAGCTCGGCAGTGGCCCCAGTGCGACTAAGCCGGCGATTGATATCGCGGAATTTGGACTGTTCGACCGTGCACTCGATAGCACCGAACGCGCTGCGCTGGCGTCTAGCCTCGTGTCTAACTACGCAATCACGTAGACGCTGGGACTATGAGGTCGCGCATGGCGGCCTCATAATCCGCCGCGATCTCGGAAGGCTCGCGTCCTGCCGGCTTACCATCGACACCCCACGCGCCTGACCTGTTTGCCAGTGATTCCTGATATTCGATGGTCAGATTCAAAAGCTTTTCCCCAGTAGTCATGCGCCAACCTTAACAGAGAAGCCCCCGCAGTCCACACGGATTGCGGGGGCTGTTCGTCGTTTGTGTGGTTCCTACAAGCAGAAACACGCAGTCTTGTTGGTTGCTGATCCACCAGAAAACACCAGAACGAAGTACGATGAAAGGTGGCAACAAGAAAGCCCCGCAGTGCTGTAACACTCGGGGCCTGAACGGAAGGTAACTCCGCTATGGAAACAGTAGACCATTCAATGCGCGAATACAAAAACCGCTGGGCCAAGGCGCGGCGTGCTGAGGTGATGGCTGGCAAGTCATGCGTTCAATGCGGATCCACCGAGCGCCTCGAGGTTGACCATATCGATCCAGCGCAGAAGGAAAGCCACCGCATCTGGACGTGGTCACGCGAACGCCGTGACGCCGAACTCGCCAAGTGCCAGATTCTCTGCCACGAATGCCACAAGATAAAAACCGCTGCGCAGCGCAAAATTCCCGAGCATGGAACCGTCAGCAGGTACACCTCGAAGAAGCACAAGTGCCGGTGCGAGCCATGCCGTGCCGCTAACCGGGCACGCGCAGCCGAGGACCGGGCAAGGCTCAAGTCAGGCGAGAAGGGCCGCGCCGATCTAGCCGCACTCGCGGAACGACTAGACCAGGCAGCCTAACTAGCTTCGTCGGCCCCGTCAGCTTCGAGGACATCATCCACGTCTTCGATAGCGGCGGGGCCTTGCAGCATCTTCCCCATAACGTCCGCACCACGCGCCATACCCTCATGCATAAGGTGGGCATAGACGCGCTCTGTGGTGGCCGTAGAAGCGTGCCCAAGACGCCGTGCAACCTCGTACAAGGTCAAGCCGCCCTGAAGCCCCCATGACGCGCTCGTGTGCCTGAGATCGTGGATGCGTGGCGTCTTGGTGAATGTCGGGTCTTGCTGCCGGGCCGAATCCAAAGCAGCATCCCAAGCCGTCCAAAAGTATTTCTGCGCGATACGCCCGCCGCTCGAGGTGCGGAACAACAGGGTGGTGCCCGGGACGCCCTTCATAGCTGGCTCGAGCGCAGTGACAACCGCGGGCGGCATTGCAACTGTCCGCTTCGAGCTGGCCGTCTTAGGTGGCCCGATATAGAAGCCCTTGATCGGATCCCGCTTCCATGACTTATTGATTCGCACCGTGGCCGGCACGTTCTTGTAGTTAACGTCAGCGACCTTTACGGCGGTAGCCTCACCAAATCGAGCACCCGTCATAACTAGGAACAGCGCTAGCGGCTGGTAACGGGGCGTGATGTTCCGGTGGATCAGGCACCACTCGTCCCATGTGAGGAACTGCTCTTTGTCCTCGTGGTGTTCCGTGGTGGGCAGGTCCATTCCGCGGCAGGGATTGTCGGCCCGGTAGTGGAGCCTGACTGCGGTTTCCATTGCGGCGCTCAGTAGGCCGTGGACGTTCCGGATTGTCTTGGGTGCCATTGTGTTTGTGCCGGTGGTTGTCTTGGCCTGTAGCGCGCGTATCCAGGCTGTGAGGTGCCGCTGTGAGAGTTCCCCGATGGCGATACTGCCAATGTGCGGGTTGATGTGATGCTCGAGCATGTAGCGGTAGTTGTGGATTGTCTGCGTTGTCGGCTTCACGAGTAGGTCGATGTGTTCCTCGACTGTTTCGGTGACGGTGCGCTGTTCCTCGTTGGCCGCGTAGACGACCGCCTCGGCTAGTTCGAAGTCCTTAGCGTTGACTTCTAGTGAGCGGCGGAATAGTTCAGCCTCACCCTTAGTGTCGAACGATAGTCCGCGCTGTTTTTTTGTGTCAGGGTCGCGCCAAGTGACGGTGAAATACTCGGATCCGTTCTTGCGGGTGCGCTTGTTGATTGAGGCCATACAGGCAATTTTACCGCCTAGCCGTCAACAAAGCTCCCATCTCCGTCAACATTGGGGCTAAAAACCCCTACAATTCTGTGCCCGAGGTGGGACTCGAACCCCTCTCCACCCTTGATTTCTAGGGGTTCACCAACCAGAAACGTCCAGAACAGTCCACCAGAGTCCACCAGAATGCAGTAGACGAGCTGCATTTGTTGACGCCGTCAACACGCTAATACACCCCTCAGATTCACAAGATTCACCCGCATTCACCGGGCACGCAAAAGGCCCCCACCATGCGGTGAGGGCCTTCCTGGTTACCAGTCTTCCCGATAGTCGGGATGATCTTTGTAGACGGACGCCATATGCTCGAGAACGCGATCCATGGCCCGCATCCCCGCGTAGGTATCCAATGCGTCATCAAGGCCAGAAATTATGGCCCGTTTCGCCGCGCACTCGGCAAGGACCCGGGAGGGCTCGAAGAATCCGAGGGCCCCATACACGGTGCCTTCTTCGGGCTGGCCTTCGCGAGCTTCCGCTTCGTCTTCGTCGATGCGGGCGAGTAGGAACTCAGTCAGATCACTCATCCCCGCCCCCCTTCAGCGCGGCGACGAGAGCCAAAGTTGCGTGCACCTGAGCCCGCGCCAGAGTTTCCACCGCAGGCGTATCACCGTACCAACCGGGTCGTTCTTGGATGCGCTGAAGAATTAACTGGGCGGTTTCGTAATGAGTAAGAAGGTTAACGCCCAGCCCACCTTGCAAAGCTGTGATCATTTCGCGAGTGATCCGTTTCCAGTCTTCCTGAGCGCCTATGCTCCAATCATCCCAGGTTGTGGTTGGTCGCTCGTTTGCTTGCAGCACACGGGCTGCGCGCTCCACTGACTCTTCGCTGAACAAAAGGGCTCTGATAACTGCGAGAGTAGTCTGTGTGTGCATGTCTTTCGTGTAGTCATCCTGTTCATCCCAGTGGGCAGCACCATCGATAATTGCATTCCATGATTCTCGAGCTATGCGCTCCACGGCATCTTGGGAGAGTTGGTCTAAACTTGTCATAGCGGAATTCACCTTTCCGTTCATTCCCCCGGACGCGGTCACGTCGCGGGGGTTCTTACTGCCCTAATTCTACCTTGTTCTGGTTGTTTCTGGTTGATGCAAGAGCCCCCAACTTCCGTCAGGGGCTCTTGGCTATTCGCGTTGTTGGGTTCGGGTTCGCTCGGCTTCCTGGCCTTCCTGAAACCCTTCCGCCCATATCTCGATGCGCTTGTGTTCGAGGTCCTGTTTCGCGGCCCATGCGCTGAGGGCTTCCGATAGTCCGGGGCCGATGCGGTACACGATTACGGACATGAGGGCGAAGGCGCCGGCGATTGCGATTCCGTTAAGTATCAGATCACTCATTCCCTTCCTCCTTTCGTTGTTGCCCGTAGTGCTCGAGCCATTCGTTGACTCGTTCGGTGATGGTGGTTCCTTCGTCGTCGGCCCTGGTTTTTGCTGCATACCAGCGCGGGTCGGGGATGCGGATGGATCGTACGGGGGTGCCCTTGCTCACGGGTTCCTCTCGGTGACTTCGGTTAGTGCGGTTGCATCCGTGGCTTGTCACCTGACTGGCCGCGGATGCTTGTTGTTGTTGCGCTGTTCTCATTGCTCCTGCTTAGGTTTGTGGGTTAGTTACGTCGGCGGGTTAGGCCGGTTGTTGTTGTGGTTCGTGGTGGTTCATGTTTCTGCTCCTTTGGTCTTCGTTAGGACCAGATTACACAAGGGTGTAGTACACCGCAAGTAGGAACACGCAGAAACCCGCAGAAACAAGAAAAGCCCCGCCGAAGCGGGGCCCTCCTGGTGATGCTGCTTAGTGCTCTACGGTGACCCATTCGACAGCCGGGCCCTTGACGTACCTAATAAAGGTCTTCTTGCCCAACGTCAACGTCTCCGTGACCGTCGGTACTTCCTCTACGGGGATCATGCCCACGATAGCCTCGAAGTCATCCATGGCATGAAGAATACCAGCGCGTAACCCCTAGACACTAACAGTCTGCTTACTGAATCTAAACCTAGCCGCCGGGCAAAGCTGACATGACTCACACCCGCCAAGCTCCATCTCTTCCTCGGTCGCTGACGCAACCCGATCCATGAGCACCCTGGGCGTCACCTCGAAGTTATCCGCGACCTCACGCACCGTCGCGCCCCGGCACTGGCCAGCAAGAGAAATAGGCAGCAACCGCCTAGCCGTCTCGTAACGCACAAGCATCTCCACATGCTCAGGCTGCGGACGCGAGTGCTGCCACTCTATGTGAACCAGCTCATGGGCTATGGTGCACTTCCTCTGCACGGGGTTCAATCTACTGCTGATCCAGATATCCACGCCGTCTGTTTGACCACTGAGACCCGCCGGCATGTCGTCAACCTCAAAAATCTTCACCACTGTAAAACCCCCAAAACATATGCCTGATTTAACCCCCGAGAGAAGACTAAGGGCAGGCGGTGACAGTTAAGGTGTGGTCTCCTGAGTTAATCTGGTTGTTCATTAACCAGAAAACACTAGGTGAAAAGTTTCCGCAGGTCAGAGGCTCGTAGCGTGGATGGTTAGCGTACGAATCGTGATTAAGCTCACGTCAGAAATTCATTAAAATGGCTCCCGTTCATTAATTGTCACACCGCAAAAAGGCCCCCACGCCGCGAACGTGAGGGCCTTCAAATGGATTGTTGGCTAGTTATCAGGATCATCGCCTCCGGTCATGTCATCGTTGGCTGCAAGATCCCAGTCGGGCTGCTCCCTAAACTCTGAAGGTTCCGGAATCTCGACACCCTGCCCGAACATCTGCCAGCGCATATCGGACTCCCTAACCCGACGCCTAACCTCCTGCAACAGCTCATCCGTAGTGTACGAATGCAAACCGCCACGAGGCACTGGCGGAGTCATCCCAGGCGCATCCCCCTCAAGGTCCTCCATGCGAATCGACTCAGGATCTATATCACCAGCCCGCTCGTAAAAGCTCAGGTAAGCGCCATGCTTCCACTCCAAGACCCTCTCAATCCTCTTAAGAATGTGAGACTGAGGCAGGTAAACAGCCGTTTCCAAATTCTGAATCGTCGTCAGGGAGACGCCGGCTTCCTGGGCCAACTTTGGACGCGACACGCCAATTTCCTCGCGTCTCCGCCTAGCCAGCTGCCCCAACCTCATGAGCACGGCCCGCCTAGTATCTTCGCCGGGCAGATACGTCCCGAGAACGTCCTGTAGTACGGGCATCTTTGAACGGGGCACGGCCTCGCCCCTTTCCCATGCGCTCACACTTCTCAATGAAACTCCCACTGCTTCAGCCAACTCCTTCTGCGTCCATCCGACTCTGCCTCTTGCTTCGCGAATCTGCGGTCCAGTTAGTGTCATGGTCATTATGTTGCTACTTCCTGCACTTCTCTGCCAATAAGTGGTTGTACTCATCTTTGCGCGCAAGTTCCTACTTGGTTGCGCATCTGCACCTACTTTCGCACGTTCTGCGTAGGTTGCGCTAACAGCCTGCTTACTAATGTGGGCATGGAACCGAGTAGCGTCATTATTCTGGTTGTTTGAGTTGCGCGTTGCTGCGCGCAGCGTCTACTATCTTCATATGGGACAAGCACACAAGACCAACGGGTCAGCGATCAGACAGCATCGCAAAGCCGCCAAGGTCACCCAACGGGACCTGGCACAAGCCGCCGGCATCTCCGCATCACACCTCCACCGCGTTGAGGTAGGAGAACGAGACACCTCCATACGTGTCATAGAAGCGATCAGCTCAACACTCGGTATCGACGCTGACGCCATAACCACCGAGCAGGTGGCGGCATGAGGACTTGCGCGGTAGAAGGCTGCGGAAAGAAGTGGAAGAGCCGCGGGCGCTGCGCCGCTCACGAATGGCGAATGCGCAAGTACGGCACCATCGAACTTCCACCTAAACCGACACTTGAGGAAAGGTTCTGGGCTCGCGTCGAAAAGACCGATACGTGCTGGAACTGGATGGGTGGAACGATCAACGGTGGTTATGGGGCATTTGATCGCTTCGACACCGGCACCCAGACCGTAGCGCATAGGTTCTCTTTCGAGCTTGCCAATGGGCCCATCCCCGAGGGAATGCTCGTGGACCACCTATGTTTCAACCGGGCGTGCTGCAACCCCGCACACCTTCGTCTAGCCACTCCAAAGCAGAACCAGGAGAACCGGTCTGGCGCCCAGATTACGAACCGATCGGGAATCAGAGGTGTCACTAAACCAAACGGCCGGCCCGGCTGGCAGGCCGCGGTTTATAGCGACTACAAGTGCGTGTACCAGCGCATGTTCCCGACCAAAGAAGAAGCGGAAGCTGCAGTAATCGCTAAGCGCCTCGAAATCTTTACCCACAGTGACATGGATAAGAGGACTGCCTAATGCCGCCTCTCCTAACCATCGATGACATAGCAGAAATGCTGATCATCTCGCGGTCAAGTGCTTACGCGCTGAAGAAGAAGGATGCCTGGCCGCACGTTTTGGTCGGATGTCGAGTCAGATTCACAACCGAGCATCTGGAAGCCATAGTCCAGCTCTACACCAAGCAACAACAACCAGCAGAACGCAGGCCCCGCATCGGGACTCGCGCAACTAGGGGGAAGAAATGAGCGTCAAACTGCAATACAGCGAGGCTTATCAAGTAGTCCGCTTTTTCGTGGCTGACCTTGCGCACCGTACCTGGTTTATGCCGTCCACTGATGTTGATAAGGCCGTTGAGGATGCAACACTCCGGCTCCGTTGGTTGATTGGCTCGCAGGAGGTTCGTGAGGGTGACGTGTACGACCTTCTTGATTCTTATGAGCAGCTTGGGCAGTTCGAGAACGGAACTCACGAAGACCTCGAGATTAACGCGACGTTCACCGTTGATAATCGCCCGGAGCTTCACGAGCGGCTGATGAACACGATTCACCAGGAAACGTACTGCCTTCTCGCTAACGCCGGCATCCAGGCTAAGCCCGCCGATCTGAGGGCAGCATGAGCGCGTCTGTTGAACGCCTTAGCCCCCGCAAGTACCAGGCGTGGTGCCATACGTGTAGCGATGGCCTGAACACCGCGAGGCAGGTTGACGCGCACATCTGGGCGAGCCAGCACAACCGCGAGAACCATGCAAAGGGGCGGTCATGAGCGCCGAACAACTCCTATTACTAGCGGCCCGTATCGAAGCCGCCACACAGCACGCCCGCATCGTCACCGTGAAGGCCGCGTCATGAGTTTCATGATCATCCCCGTCCTTTGCCTCTGCGTTGGTTTCGGCCTCGCAATCCGCCCCGCCCTTGAACATGACAGGAAGCTAGAAGATGAGTCTTACTGAGGAAATGATGCAATCGGTTCGTACCTTGCAGAACGTTTGCGGGATGGGTGCCGAGCGTAAAGGCTTTCATGATGACCGGCCCAAGGATGGTCCGGAGTTGGCGAACTGGCAGGGCAACAAACTTTTGTTGATCGTGTCTGAGGTTGTTGAAGCACACGACGAAATCCGCAATGGGCGGAAGGCGAACGAGACTTACTACCCTGTCGGGCATGAGGACATTCTTCCGAAGCCCGAGGGTGTGCCGTCCGAGATAGCTGACGTTGTGATCCGCTGCTTCGACTTCGCCTACACCGAGGGTATTGACCTAGCGCGGATCCTCAACGAAAAGCTTTTGTTCAACTCCACCCGTGAACGCCTTCACGGGAAGGCTTTCTAATGTTCGAGCTTATCCCTGGCGGCAAGGTGACGTTCCAGCCCGGTTCCGTATTCAACGCGCACCAGCAAGCCCTCCTCAACCACGTGCCGCACAACCAGGACGAACGCGACAAAGCCCGCGCCATACTACTCCACCGCGCACCCGACCTGCTCCGGATGGTGATGGGCGAATGAGCGACTGGTTCGACCCCGCCAACGTCGCACTCCTCCTAAACCTCGACACCAGCCGCTACACCCAGACAAAGGACGAAGATGAGCACACTGACTGATCAACCCGGCGTTTACGACGGCATCAGCAACAAGGATTACCACGCACACCCGGCCCTCGGATCCACTAGCCTGAAAACCCTGGCCACTAAAACCCCGGCGCACTGGCTATACGACAGCACCCACCCAAAAACTTCCGATGCCTTCACACTCGGAACAGCAGCGCACTCCCTCATCCTCGAAGATGACGCCTCGCAGTTCGTTGTAGTTGACGCCGCCAACTGGCTCACCAAGGACGCCAAAGCAGCTAAGGCTGAGGCGTTGGCAGCCAATAAGGTGCCTCTGCTCATTAAAGAGTTTCAGCAGGTCCAGGCCATGCGGGATTCCGTGATGCGCCACAAGCGAGCCCGCGAACTCTTCACAGGTCACCGCGCCGAAGCATCCGTGTTCTGGGACGAAGACGGCCTCGCACTCAAGTGCCGGCCTGACGCATGGCACGACGGGGAACGACTCGTCGACCTTAAAACGGCACGTGACGCCAACCCCAACACCTTTGGGAAAACAGCAGCCGAATACGGTTACCACCAGTCAGCCGCACACTACATTGACGGCGTAAAAGAAGTGACCGGCGAAGAACTCCCCTTCCACTTCGTACTCGTCGAAAAAACCGAACCCTACCTTGTGTCCGTCGTCGAACTCGACACCGAGGCCGTCAATATTGGCCGGCAGCTAAACGACCGAGCCAAACGCATCTACCGCGAATGTTCGGAAACCGGTAACTGGCCCGGCTACCCATCCGGCGAACTCGTCAGCCTCCCCATGTGGGCTATCTACCAGGCCGAAGAACTACTCGGCATCAGCGGCGACATCGAAGTGGAGTTCTAACAATGGACCTTTCAGAGACAATCTCACCTAAGTCTGACCAACAGAACTACGATGACTACCTTGCCGGCCCCCGCACCGTCACCATCTCCGCCGTGACCAAGGGCAACGCTGAGCAGCCGGTAAACATCGAGCTTGCAGAGTACCCAGGCCGACCGTTCAAGCCCAACAAGAGTATGCGCCGCGTGCTCGTCATGGCATGGGGTGCGGACTCGAGCGTCTACGTCGGGCGGCGCATGACCCTGTTCGGCAACCCGGAGGTCGTATACGGCGGCAAGGCTGTCGGCGGGATCGAGATAGCCGCACTGTCTCACATCACCAAGCCGCTCACCGCAGCCCTCACAGCCACCCGAGGCAGACGCAAACCGTTCACTGTGCAGCCGCTCCCCGAGCTTGTGGAATGCGTGGCTGAGGATATTAGCGCCGATGCTTTTGACCTTGACGCCGCCATTGCCGAATGCGGAGGCGACGAATCGAAGCTCCGCGCTCTGCATGCCAAAGTGCAGGCCATGAAAGCACCACAGGCCGCGCTCGACAAGATCAGAGCGGCAGTCCGGTGACCTGCGGCAAGCACTGCTTTAGAACGTATAAGCAGGCGGCTCAGGTAGCTAACCGGCAGAATCGCGACCGGTCCCTAAAGTCACGCACGCTTCACCGCGTGCAGACCTACCATTGCGCGCTGTGTGGCGCGTTCCATCTCACCGGATTCAACAACTAGAAAGCACCATGACTCACTCAATAACTGTCTACACGACCCCCGCCTGCCGTCAGTGCAACATGACGAAGACCTGGCTGACCAAGAAGGGCATCCCGTTTGAAACGATTGATGCAACGGCTGATGAGAACGTAGCCGACTCCATTAGGGCCATTGCCGAGGCTGACGGCATGACAGGACGCCCCACCATGCCTTACGTGCAGTACAGCGCCGGGGATCCCGAGACAGATTTTCACTGGTTCGGATTCATCCCCGCAAACCTCGAAAAATACGCAACCACCATCACCGAACAGAAGGCAGCATAAACATGGCGAACATTTCATTTCAGGGCAACGTGGCTAGCGTCAAGCAGATCCAGTACAGCAACGACGGTAAGCCGCGGATCCAGTTCTCGGCGGCTGAGGGTCACCGCGGCAAGGTGAATGGCGAGTGGGCTGACACGGGAACAACCTGGTACAACGTGACCGTGTTCGGTTACGCGGCTGAGGATTTGGCTGAGGTGCTGCGGGAGGGCGCTAAGCAGCGCGTGGCAGTGTCTGGCCGGTTGTCGTCGCGTGAGTATGAGAAGGACGGCGTTAAGCGGTCCTCGTTGGATGTTGTGGCTGACACTGTTGGGCTTGTGCCCGCGAAGGCAGGTCAGCAGCAGCCGGCGCAGCGCGCCCAGGCGCCCGCGCAGGATCCTTGGGCGGCACCATCAACGGCGCCTGCTAACCCTGCGTGGGGAGAATCGCCCGCGTTCTGACCTGTAGCACCTTCGAGTGGCCCTGACCTTCTGGTTGGGGCCACTTTTTTGGTTGTTTGAGTTGCGCGTTTCTGCGTGTTCTGCCTATCATGGGTACATACCAACCAGAAAGAACCAGATAAGGAGCACAAGATGCGCGCAGGACAGGCAGTCACGGACAACAAAGGCAACATCGGCATCATCACCGAGCCCGTCAAGAAGTCAGGCATCCACAAGGGGAAGGTCGCCGTGATGTGGGTAGGCATGAACTACACAGTTAGCGAACTCCCCGAAGACCTGACGCTGGTTGAACTGACAGTGAAAGCAGGCTGAACGAGTGAGCAAGCCTGACCGCACCGCCCACTGGGGCACCTGCGAGAACAACGCCTGCCAAGCCTCGATGGTCATCTACCCACACCCCGGCGCATCACAGGATCTTCCCGACGAAGAACAGTGGAAAGACCCGACCCGCTGCATCGACTGCCCGGTCTGCGGTGAATGGATGGACTGGGGCGGAACCGACCCCGCCCACGAAATCATCAAAAACTATTAGGAGTCAGCCGTATGAGCAACCGCGAACCACACCGCACCTTCCGAGCCAGCGACGAACTCTGGGAAGCCGCCAAAGAAAAAGCCGGCCAACAAGAAACCAGCGTCTCAGCCATCCTCCGCGAACGCCTCGAAGAACTGGTGCAGTCATGACGTACCTGATTTACGTGAACGGTCTCCTGCATCACGGGACGAGCCGCCAACAAGACCATGAAGCCTACGCCGCCCGCCTACGCGAGGCCGGCCACGACGTGACAACGGAGGTGCGCCAATGATGACCGTCCACGAGTACCAGTCCGCAACGAACGAAATCCGGGCTCTACAGTCGCAGCTCGCAGCATCCGAACTGGCCGCTCTCCGCAAGAAGGTCGCAGAACTCAAAACGCTTCACGGCAAGCGCGACCAGAACCGCCGAGCCCAGCACCTCGCAAGCCAGGCCATCCGCAACGCAAGGCTCGCAAAGATGGCCGAAGAACAGTACTTCATGAGCAGCCGCTACGGTGACACCCCAGAGATAGGCCGGGCTCGACTCGAAGCAGCCACAGCCGAATGGATGGGTCTGACCATCGAGGAATACAGGCGCCGTGAAGCGGTCAACGAGTCAAACCGGAAAAGCCGGGAACGCATCGCATCCGGAGAGCGACTTCGGAGCGAACGCAAGGCAGACCAGCCTCGCCATGGCTCATTCAACCGCTACCAATCAGGATGCCGTTGCGAACCTTGCCGGAAAGCCAACGCCAACCGTATGCGCAATTACCGCGCCGCAAGGAAGTCCGAAGCTAAGGAGCAGGCGGCATGAAAATCATCACCCGAGAAGTGGCTAACTGTGGGACCTATGGCGGTTTCCAGACGCACAAGAAGCTGGGTGAGGAACCTTGCGAGCCATGCCGGGAAGCGAGAACAACCTATGTTCGCGAGTACCGCAGACGTAAGGGTCACACGAAGTCAACGCTGGTCCCTTTGTCCGCCGAGTGCCCTAACTGCGGACATGGGCTGACCGCGTGACCCGCGAGTCAGACCAGGAACGCCGCGCCGCACGCAAACTAGCCGACAACACCCGCCGCGCACAGCAGCGGAAGAAACGAGAAACCAAACCATGAGCACCCAAACACTCGAAAAGAAAAACCCCACCGATACGGGCGTCTGCGGCACCAACTCCGGCTGGTACAGGCACCGCAAACGGCACGAACACCCCTGCGACCCGTGCCGGGAAGCGTACAACTCCGAACGCCGCAAAGAACGCGGCGGTGTCCGCCCCCCACTCAAACCCTGCGGCACCACAGCCGCGTACAAGCGCCACACCACGCACGGCGAAAAACCATGCGACGTATGCAAGGCGGCGCACAAAGCCATGCACGCCGAAATCCGCCGCGCAAAAGGAATCCCCGAACGCGTAGACCCCCAAGCACTCATCGAAGAAATCGAATTCCTCTACCACTGCGGTGAGGGTTGGGCGCGCATAACCCAAGCCACCGGATACAAACCATCCAGCCTCCAAACCAGACTCTACGAAGCAGGCCGCGCAGACCTCTACACCGCCATATTCAACACACAACCAGGATGGGTAGGGAACTAGATGGCTGTCTCCAAACGGCTCCGGTTTGAAATCCTCCGACGCGACAACCACACATGCCAGTACTGCGGCGAAAAAGCCCCTAACGTGACACTGCATGTGGACCACGTTGTTCCCGTGAGCCTCGGCGGAACGGACAAGCCAGACAACCTGGTTGCCGCTTGCAAGGACTGCAACCTCGGCAAGACCTCGCTGCCGGCGGACGCGCCCCTGGTTGCCTCCGTTGGCAAGCTCGCCGCTGCGTACGCGGTTGACGTTGCCGAGCGAATGGACAACATCAGGAAATCCATCCTTCGGGAAAAGGTGTACGCCGATTGCTTCGAAGAAATGTGGGAGCTGTGGGACGACCCTCGCCGGCCACTGCCTAACGACTACAGGACGGCACTCTACCGATGGTGCCGCATGGGCGTGCCGCTTGAACTCGTCCTCCAAGCAATTTCCATTGCGATGGATAAGGAAAACCTCCGCTACGGGCCAGCTCCCGAGTTCGCCTATATGGCCGGCGTTGTGTGGCGGACGCTTGACGATGCAATGAGCGATGGCGGACTGAAGGGTGGGGCAACAATTGGCGCGAGATAGAGCAAACATCCGAGTGGATATGTGGTCCGACTCCGACTGGCGAACACTCCCCGTTGGGGCACAACACCTTTACATGCAGATCTTGACCCACGCCACACTGAACTATGCCGGCGTGGGAGATTGGCGGCCTGGGCGCCTGGCGGCACTCACCGCCGGCAGGACAAGCGCTGATGTAGAAGCAGATGCTGAGCACCTTCGCGCAGCATCGTTCATCTACACGGACGCGGATACCGAGGAAGTCTTAGTGCGGTCGTTCCTGCGCCACGATGGTGTGATCAAGCACCCTCGGTTGCACGTATCGATGGCTAATGACTGGGCCTGCATCGCGTCGTCAGAGATCCGTTCTTTTGTGTCTTTCGAACTAAAGAAATTGCACGATGAGGAACCTGGGCTAACGCTCTGGAAGGACTCCCGCGTTCAGTCGATCCTCAAGGCTGAGGCAAAGGATATGAAAGAGCTTTGCCAAAGCTTTGCCATAGCAGAACCAGCCCCCTTGGCTAACCCTTTGCCAAAGGATTCCCAAAGCATTTCCATGCACACAGCTACTACTACTGCTACAACCACATCTTCTAACGAAGATAAAAAGAGTGGGCCCCGCAAGCGTGGCCACCGCATCCCCGAAGACTTCTCCATCACCGCCGAGATGTACCAATGGGCCAGCAGCAAGGGCCTTACCATCAACCTTCAGCTCTCCACAGAGAAGTTCATCAATCACTGGACATCCACGACAAAGAACGCCACAAAGCTCGACTGGGTAGCAGCCTGGCGGAACTGGATGCTCGGGGACCAGGAAAAAGCAGCCCCGAGGATGGACCACTCAGCCCGCGGACTCGCACGAGGCATGGCGATGCTCGCCCAACACGACGCTCAAGAAGCCGCACAGCAACCCATTTTTCGAGAGATAGCAGGTTAGGTACATGGACCGTAGGGAAACAATCGCGATGCTCACTTGGGTGAACCAGGTTGATCCTCGCGTGATGCTGAACGAAGCCGCGGTGGAGCTGTGGGCTCACTCGCTGGCCCCGTTCGATTCGTCCGAGGCTAAGCAGGCCATCCTCGAGCATTACCGGACTAACGAGTCCATCGCGGCTAGTCCTGGTGCTATCCGCAAACGGGCGCAGACGGTGCGGAACACCCGCGATGCTCAGCAACGCGCCATCGAGCCACCTTCAAGGCCCAAGACTGAGGCTGATTATCGCCGGAAGATCCGCGAGTCGCCGGAGTTTATGGCGTTGTTTGAGCAGGGCCGGCGTGAGGGTAACGCGGAACGGGCCTACGCGACCGTGCTCAGGGAAACCGGCGACCGTCAACAGGCGTTCGCGGCCAGGGACCGGATCCTGCGCGGGGAGGCTGAGGCTGCGTGAGTGCCGAGACGAACCGATGCAAGCACTGTGGGCAGCCAATCCAATGGGATGGGTTTTTTGCAGCCTGGAAGCATAGCAAGCGAAACGGTCAAGTGAAGTGGGCTGAAGCGAAACTAGACCAGCTATGCCGCCCATCGAAGGGTTGGGCGGAGTCAACCAAGGCTGAACCCATCGCGGACGGTGATGCTGCGTGACCCCTCAGAAGCCACAGGAGCCCCGTAGCGGGACCGGAAGCAACGCGCAGGAATGGGAAGGTGCTGACGCGCAGAAAGACGCTAAGAAAGCGCGTTCCCGACGTATCAGCGTGATCGACATCCCCGCACCCTGCAAACTGCTCAACACGAACCAGAGGCATCACCGCATGGAGAAAGCCAAGCTAACCAAGGCGTGGCGGAAGGCCGGCGAGAAGGCCGCGTATCATACTCCGCCGTTTGAGGGCCAGGTTCACATCACGGCCCACATCATCAAACCCCGTGGTGGGCGCTGGGATCCGAACAACTACTGGGACACGGTAAAGCCCCTGGTGGATGGCCTCGTTGACGCTGGCGTACTCAGGGACGACGACTGGGAGCACGTCATTGGCCCGGATCATCGACGTGGGGGCAAGGGTGAGGCTCGCGTGATCCTGACCATCGAGCAGCTCTAAATTTTTTTGCCCTTTTCACTTCTGGTCCGTTCTGGTCCTTGAACAACCAGAAACAACCAGATAAACTGCGTACATGGCCGGGAATGAGCGCCCGGCCCCAAATGAATTGAGACACATGATGGGCTTAGAGGCCATGAGCGATGGGCTAGCAGAACTGGCCCGTATTATCAGGCGCGAATATGTTGGCGCCGTTGACCGCAAACGTATTAGTGACGTATTCACCGCCCCCGCAGCCGCTATCATCGCGGCAGGTTACCAGAAGCCACGCATCATTACCTCCCTGGATGAGTTGGACGCGCTTCAGGAAGGCACTGTCATTCGTGACAGTAATAAGTCATTCCCCCATGTATACGAGTGCCAGGGCCAGTGGGGGGAACCGTACGGGACGTATTTTTACCACACTGGTTCGGATCTCTGCTCATACAGCTGGGAAGTTGTTCTTCCGGCAACCGTTCTTTACGAAGCGGAGGCTTCCAAATGACCCCGCAACGTGTCCTGGCTGACCTGCTCAACGTGTTGGCCGGCATCCCCGAAGACAGCGTGAATTACCGGAGCCTGAGTGAAGCAACCGCCTTGGCTAAGAACCTCGAAAAGCAGATCGAGGTGAACGCGTGATGAAGTCTTTCTTGCTGGTTCTAAGTGTTTTGTGCGTGCTGGCTGCGTTCGGAATGTTCGCCGCTTCAATATGGGTTGGCGACCTGCGCTGGTGCGGGACTGGGTTCCTTACCGCAGCGCTGGCCTATGGCGGGTTCGCTTGGGCTGCGGACACTCCCCGCCATGAAGACATCTGCGGGGGGTGCTGAGGCCATGATCCACCCGACCCGTGAGGAAGCGTTCGCTGCGTGCAACCCTGACTCGTATGTCGAGTTTTATGGTGGCCGGTGGATGGTTGTCCCGTTCAAGCCAGTTATTCAACCCGACTTTTTCGTTTGCACGCCACGCAAGAACGAGGGCGCGAAATGACCTGGTTGTTCAGTAAGCAGCACACGCCCATCGAGTTGCCGGACATCCCGAAGATCAGCCGCCGTGACGCGGACATCATGCACCGGGCCGGGCTAACACTCACGCAATGGACCGCACTATCCGACACCCAACGCGCCGACATCAGGTGGAGGACCGGTGTCTAACACCGTAGTCGGCACAGGAGCCGACTGGTGGCACAGACCAACCAACAGATACGCAGGCTGTAGCTGCCCACCCAGCCGATACAACCCACGACAGCAACGACCAACCAACCCAAACTGCCAAATACACGGGGGAACCAAATAATGTGCAGCCTTCAAGAACACATCGAGCGGGAAATCAGGGAACGTCAACAGCAGCAGGAGGCCGCTAAGTCTGACGCCGGCAACTGGTTCGCTGAGCATGCCGAGGGGTACCGATGAGAAGCGAGTCCAGCATAAGAGCCCAGGCACTCCGTGAGGCAGCAGACTACTTTGAGTCGCTGCCCATGAACTCTGACAGGGACGGGATCCGCTCTGGAACGTGGGAATGGTTTGAACTATTTCCCATCGACCACCTGCGAAACCGAGCAGATCAGATCGAACAGGAAGAGGCCGGCCGTGAAGAAGCCGCTTGAAATTCACTTCATGAGCAAAAACGAACTAATCGCCAAAAGGAACTCAGCCCTTGACAAACTAGGAATGGACCTAGAACAGGCAAGAGCGCAGTGGGACAGTAGCGGATCAGGGCTGGTAAACGGAAACTGGCACGACCTTGTTGATCTTGAAGTTGTAAGTGACATGGACTACCTGCTATGCGAGGGGCGTTACAGTGAAGATTCGTGACATAGCCGCCCGACGCAGCTACCCCGAGTTCCGTGCCCGCATCCTCAAAGCCTGGGACGACCACAACACCGGACGCAACCCCAACACAGGCGACCCCCTCACCCTCGACAAACTAGGCCACTACCTCGCCTCACGCGAACCCAACGCCATGCGCACACTCCACGCAGTCAAGTTGGATGCGGACATGGAACTAGGCGAATGGACCATGTTCGCCGCATGGGCCAACGGGCTCTTAGAGACTGCGCTACTGGATGACGAGCTGGAAGCGGTTGAGGCGTGAAGGATAGGACCGAGGCCATTGAATTAGTCGCGAAGATAATTGCCGAAGCACTGGCGACCAATGACGAAAACTGGATGGATTACGCTCTCACCCCGCACGAGTCGCACGAACATCACGTCCAGGACAACATGAATGACGCCCGAGAGCTAGCGAAGAAGATCCTCGACGCACTGGGAGAGGCCGAATGAACACCTGCCCTTGCTCCCGCCCAACTGATCAATTCCTGTGTAACGAGTGCGTGCGGGACATGGTGAACGACCTCCGCAGCGTACCCGACCTTTTGAATGAACTCCGCACAACCGGGGCCAAGTTGGATGTCACCGGCACCCGCGGCGGTGGCGGATCTGCTGAGCGGCCAATGGGAGTCAACGTTAGCGCGCTCGAAACCAAAGGCACCCTCGAACACCTCCTACTCGCCATGTGGATCCGCGTCGGACTAACACCAACCCGCAACATAACACCGATCCACTACGTCGAAGGCATCATTGACTGCATCCACATACTCGCACGGCACAAATCCGCAACATCCTACCGGGAACAGTTGAAAGCGGAAGTCGAGCGCGGCGAACGCATTATCGACAGCACCCAGCACGTTGTCCGCCTCGGAGCCTGCACCACATTCGAATGCGGGACACCACTCAAAGCCCACGAAGGCGACCACGAAACCCGCTGCACCACCTGCGGCGAAAGCTACAACATTACCAAATACTGGGAAGCACGCGCACTAACAGCACTCGGACACGACGAAACGCCCGTCCGCGCCGCACAAGCCGCACGCACCCTCAGCAAACAAGGCGTCAAAGTCACCCCCAAAGACATCGAAAACTGGGTCAAATGGGGCCACCTAACAGCCACCGACCACGACGACAAAGGCCGGCGCCTATTCCGGATCCAGGACGTCTACCAGCGGGCCCTGCGCGCCGCGTAAAGATTCTGGTTGATTCTGGTTCATTCTGGTTGACAGATGCGCAGTTCATGAGTTACCCTAGAAGAGGGCCAGAAATGGCTCCAAAATCGCATCATTGTGATGCCTGCTATGCAGATTGCCTCCGTATGGTGGACGGGCATAGCGCATCGGGGTCCACACGCAGCAGTCCCCATCAGAAAAAGTGCCGCACTGCCGGAAGCCCTCGCACCTGTCTGCCTTTAAGTAGCGTTCAGGTCCGGGGGCTTTTGTGCACCCAAAACTTCCTGGTGCGGTCAACACGCCGCGACGCGCTCAGTCGGAGATTTCCGCCCGCGTGAAGGCAAGCGCCGCTCATCGCTGAGCCTGCCGCACCAGGGACAGATTCGCGCCGGGCAGAGAATCGCTACCTTATGCCGACCGGGCGAACCGAGTGGTGAAAGCACTCAAACAGATATAAACACCAACCCCCCTTGGAGGTTTTATCTCCCGCGCTGGGTTACGCGCACGGCCCTCGTCGAGATGACGCGGCCACCCCTAAACGAATGAGCAAAGATTTCGCTGCGTGATGCAGAAAGAGGCCGGTAGCCAGCGCCGGAAGAACCAAGGCTGGCACACAACTTACCGTTTGAGCACCGGAGATGAGCACATGAGCGCCGTATGCAAATACGCCCAAGCGGCGTCCACACTCGATCAGCAGGAACTAGCTGAGCTTGAGGGCATGACCGCTGCGGCGGTTGCAAAGCGCCTGGGTATTGGTCCGACGACAACGAAGGATCATCGCAGGCAGGAATGTGTTTGCTTCCGTCAAGCCAGCGTCACCAAGACACTCAAGCATCTCGCACCAGAAGCAGCCAATGTCCGCGCCCTCGTGATTGACATCGAATCGCGTCCGCTGCTCAGCTTCCACTGGGGGCTCTGGGACCAAAACATCGGCACAGACTTCATCGTGGACCACGGCGGCATGATGTGCTTCGCAGCCAAATGGCTCGGCGCCCCCGAATCCGAAACGTTCTTCTACTCCGAACACGGCGACGGCAAGCAAGCCATGATCGAAGCCGCCCACCGGCTACTCTCCGAAGCGGACTACATCATCACCTACAACGGCGACCGATACGACGTTAAGCGACTTAACAACGAGTTCATGCTCGCCGGCATGGCGCCACCCAAGCCTTACAAGTCCATCGACCTGATGAAGACGAACAAGGCCCGCTTTGACCTGCCAAGCCGAAAGCTCGATTACCTCGTGCAACGTGCCGGCGTAGGAGCCAAGGTCAAACACGAAGGCATCGGCCTATGGCTGTCCTGCATCGACGGTGACACTGAAGCCTGGAAGCGGATGGAGCGGTACAACAGAGGTGACATAAAGGTCACTGAGCGCGCCTATTTCCGGCTACTCCCCTGGCTTACCAACGCGCCCCACGTCGGGATGTTCACCGGCGACGAACACTCATGCCCCTACTGCGGATCCACCAAGCTCCGCAGAGACGGCCACCACCACACCAACGTCACCAGTTACAGGCTCTACGAATGCAGCCGCTGCAAAGGCTGGGTACGCGGAACAGCCAAACTGCAAGACGCCACGCGCACACGCGCATCACGGTAAGGGGTTGGTAATGAAGCACCTCATAAGGGCCATAACCGAATGGTTCCAAGCTGATGCTGAGCGTATCCGTGAGAACACCCGCATAGCCGAGGCTGGCACCTATATGCGTGCGTACATGGAGGGCCGGGATGATGTCATGGATACCTTCGGGCTTGAGGTTACTTACCTCGGATCCGATGACGAAGATGACTGATCTTTAGTAATCAAACGTGAGGGGCTGACATGGCTAGACCTATCTGTTCCTGCGGCATGGTCATGCATCAGAACCTGGGAATTACTGCCTGCCTTCACTGCGATACTGGCCCCCGCCAATCTATCCTCAACTGCTGGGCATGTAGGACTTACCATTACGCGGTAGACCGCAGGGTGAACGCTGAGTATCAGGCTGAGGCTAATGCCCAGAGCTAAGCGCATATGTGCCAAGGCTGGTTGCCCTCACCCTGCATCAGGTCGCTACTGCACACAGCACAATCGTGAGTACGAGCAGCAGCGTGGCAACAGCAACCAACGCGGATACGGTGCGAGTCATCAAGCCTTACGTCGTGCGTTCATACCCGAGCACGAGGCAGGCACACTCACATGCTGGCGGTGCACACTACCTATCAAGGCAGACGAACCGTTCGACCTCGGGCATGACGACCATGACCGCACTATGTATCGCGGTCCTGAACACGTTCGCTGTAACCGAAGCACATCAAGTCGAACCCTCCGAGCCTGACTCGAGGGTCGGCACCACCCCCACCGGGGGCCACCAAGGCCCGGAAAAACTCAGAC